TTTCTATTGAAAACTTTGGAGATGGTTTTAATTTTGAATATCAACTTGGACAAACAATAGCAGGTGCATCCGACACACTAACTTTATGTGCTAAAGGTGCATCCAATAATGATGGCGTTATTGGTTCAATAAAATGGTACGATACGACAAATGGCTAATATTTATAAAAACGCATTCTTTAATCCTGCTGATACTGCTAATACAGTTATCTATGCTACGGATACTTTAACTCGTGCGATTATTCAAAATATACAAATCACTAATACAGGAGGAAGTGCCATTGTTCGAGCTTATGTTTTTGACAGTAGTAATTCTAACACTGCTACTCAGATAGCCTACGCTAATATCTCAGGACCCACTATTTGTAATATAGCCAAAGGTCCTATCATTTTAGAAGAAAGTGATACTCTTGTTTTAAGTAGTACAAGTAATACCACAGTGAGTGGGACTGTTTCTATTTTAGAAGTAAATAGAGGATTAATACAACAATAATCCTATTGATTTCCTAGCTTTTCACCTATAAAAATAGAGCATGGCAAAAATTATAGATGAACCGGTCATCTTACGCTATGAATACGATATTGAAGGGAATCAAGTCCCTGTCTATAGCTGTAAGGTCGAAACTACGATTACCAATACACGAACTGGCATTGAATATGATTCAGAAGATCATGCTAATAATGATATTAATGATCCTACTACTGATACTACTTCCGAAGATATTCGCCGGGATGTTAACGTCATCGCCCCTAAATTATTCACGGGTGCGGTTACACCTAAAAAGTAAGGACGATAAATGTTAAAAAAGATTCTACCCGCAGTCACAGGTGCAATCGGGTTCGCTATTGGTGGACCGATGGGAGCATCCATTGGCGCAGGACTAGGATCAGCTATTCGAGGAGACAATCCTGCGAACATTGCAACATCAGCATTGATGGGTTTTGGTTTAGGAAGTTTAGGTGCTAGTGCAGGTTTAATTGGTGGTCAAGGGTTAGGTGCCCTTGGTACAAGTGCGCAAGCTATGGTTGCTCCAAGCCAAAGTGCTGCTTTAGCTTCTCAACAAGGAGCGGCATACGGTGCAGGAGCACAAGCAGGTGCAAAAGCTGCCGAGCAAACATTTTTGCAAAAAGCAGGTCAGTTTATTAAAGATAAACCTTTCACTGCTGGTGCATTAGGATTAGGTGCAGTAGCTGCATTAAGTTCAATGGAAGAAGAAGACGAAGTAACTCCTATAGAAGGTCCACCAGAACCAGGTAGTATCATGCCTTTAGATTTAAGGATGCCAGATGTAGCCTACGCAAGTCAGTATGGTTCAGCTGCTCCAACATATAGAAGTTTAGCTGAAGGTGGAGATGTTATTGATACAGAGTCAAGATCTCTTGATGATGTGGTTAGCAACTTCCCTCGTAAAGTAGGACAGATCGATGGACCAGGGACAGAGAAATCTGATGACATCCCTGCAATGTTAAGTGATGGTGAATTTGTGATGACGGCTCAAGCCGTGAGAGGACTTGGGGCATTGAATGGTGCAAATAAAGATGATAAGTTAGAACAGCGTCGCAAAGGTGCCAAAATGATGTATGAAATGATGGATAAATTTGAAAGCAAGGTAGCATAATGGCAGAGGAAATAGTTCAATATTCGAGACAAGCTCCTTTCATTGAAGAGAGAGCAGAACAATTATTAGCATCGGTAATGGGTGTACCTTTAGCACCAGGGGAAACACCTCCTCCTCAATTAGAAGGAGAGACCGACGAACAATACCAATTAAGATTAAAAGGTTTAGCAGGAATTCCACAAGCAGTCCCTGCAAAAGAAGTTGCTCCTTTAGAGCAAGCACAATTAACAGCGATTCAAGAAGCTCAAGCAGGCTTAGGCGCTTATCGTCCTTTCTTACAACAGGCACAACAAACTATCGGTGCAGGACTCGGAGCTATTGGCGCTGGAGTGAGAACTCTCGATCCAACTCAAGTCGGAACCTACATGGATCCGTATCAACAACAAGTTACACAAGAAGCTTTAAGAGAATTAGACAGGCAGGCACAAATGCAAAGTCAACGAACAGCAGCGGAAGCTGTAGCTGCAGGTGCATTTGGTGGATCACGATTCGGTGTTCGTGAAGCGGAAGAAGCGAGAAACTTAGCACAGGTTAAATCACAAAGAATTTTTGAAGATCTTTCTCGAAACTATTTACAAGCTCAAGCAGCACAAAGAGCAACTGCACAACAATTAGGACAACTCGGAACACAAACTTTAGGTGTGGCTCAAGCACAATCGGGTTTAGGTTCTTTAGGTCAACAACTTCAAGGAGTTGATATTAATAGATTATTAAGTGTGGGTGGTGTTCAACAACAGCAAGCACAAAATATTTTAGAAGCTCAAAGACAAACAGAACTTGCTAGACAACAAGAACCCTTTAGAAGAGCAGGATTTGCTTCTGATATTCTACGAGGCGTTCCTACATCACAAGTTCAATACACACAACAACCTTCACCGTCGCTCTTACAACAAGTAGCTGGTTTAGGTATCGCAGGTTTAAGCACCTTAGGTGCATTAGGTGGAACGGGGGCAGGCATCAGCCTGTTAGGATAATGGCTATATTAGATAGACCCATGTTCCAGCGCCCACTGACCAAGGACCAATTACGTGCTTATGGTATCCCAGCTTTTGCTAATGGTGGTATTGTGAGAATGCAAACTGGAGGGGACCCTTCTGGTTTATTTAAACCTGGAGGAACAGGTCTAAAGATTAAAGAGGCAAAAGAAGCACAACCTAAGATTATGTTGTCAGATGTAATGGGAACAACTTCTGCAACCGCATCAATTGAGAGTCAAATAAGAAGACTAGAAACTTTAATAGCAAATAAAAAAGCATCTAATCCCGATGCCGATACATCTGCTGAAGAAGCAAAACTAGCAGAACTAAAAAAGGAATTAATTGAAACAGGACAAGAAGCAGTGAAGGATATTGCTACTCCTGTACCCGAGGATATCCGAACAGCAGAAACAACTACGGAATTAAAAGAAGCTATCTTAAAAGGCAAAGGTCCAGGGCAAGATGAAATCATTGAAGAAAAGACAACAAGTGTTACCGATACTCTTGGAGCACCAGAAAAAGAAAGACTTTCTGATTTAGAATCTTTAGTGAGAGAGCGTTCTGATTTATATAAAAAGATTTTAGGTGATCCTAGGGAAGGATTAAAACAACAAGGTCTATTACAGCTAGCACAATTTGGTTTAAATCTAGCTTCTGCTAGAGGCGGAAACTTTGCTGAGAAGATTGCTAATTCAGCTAAAGATCCATTACAAGCTTTCGCAGCTCTAGGTAGAGAAGCAATGAAAGACGAAAGAGCAATTGACATGATAGCTATTAAAGGTGCTGAAGAAGAACTAGGTAGAACTCAGAAGCCAGGAACTTTTGGTCAATTGATAAATGATATTATGAGCAATAATCCAAGTATGAGTAGAGCAGATGCTTATAAAGAAGCTATGGAAATATCAACTGCTAAATCAGGTAAAACAATTGTTGAGTTAAAAGCTGAAACAGAAAAATTATATTTTGATGCATTTGTCGCTGAAGGAGATGATGTGGAAGAGGCAAGAAGAAAAGCAAAGCAACTTACCAACTTAGACTTTAGTGTTCCAGAAACAGAAAAAGAAACCACAACAACCACTACTACAGAAACAGACGTAATTAAAATAGATTAGGAGGTCTTATGCCAATTTATGAATATCAAGGGCAAAAGTTTGACCTTAAAGAAGGGCTATCTAATGCCGAAGCAAAAGAAAAAATACTTAATCATTTAGAAGAAAAAAAAGACGAAGATAAAAAACCTAATTTTTTTGTAGGACTTGCTTCTGGTGTTGCTTCTGGTGTTTTAAAAATACCTGAGGGATTTGCTTCTCTCGCTGCTGAATTAATTGATTTAGGAGCGGATACAAATACAGCCGCTGGTGTTGAAGAGTTTTTTGATAAGTTAAATCCTTTTGAAGAAATAGCAGAGCAAACACTAACAGGAAAAATTGCCGAAGGTTTAATTCAATTAGGGGTACCTGGTGTAGCAGGTTATAAATTAGGAGCGGGATTAGCAAGAAGAGCCATTGGTGCAAAGAAAACAGGTAAGTATTTAGACAAAGCAACAGGTAAAAAATTAAGAACTAGAACAGACATTGATCAAAATACTTTAAAAAGTGATTTAGCTACCAAATTAAAAATTGGTGGTGGGGGATTATTTGGTTCCACTGTTGGTGAGGGAATAGCCTATACTGATGATTTCGGAACTATTGGTGATGCTATTGGTGGTCCAACAGAAACAGATCAAAGAGAAGGACTAGAGGGCAGAGAAGAAGCATTTAGAAAATTTACTAATCGTTTTAAATTCGCTGTAGAGAGTGGTGCTATTGGAGCAGGGTTAGGAGCAACTATAGCTGGTGTCAGTAAAGCAGTGAAAGCAACTCCTCTCGCAAGACAATTTGATAGAAGTCCTTTACAAAATGTAATTGGTAAAGGTTTAAATATGCTTACTCCTAATAGTGCTCTTGGAAAAGTAGCTTTTAATATTTTAAAAGATGGAGATCAAGCAGCTACAACTTATGCTTTACAGTCTCAGTTTCTAGCTGAGGGATTATCTGATACTGCTGAGAAAATATCTAAACAAATTTTAAAGACAGCAGGTTCTCAAAAGGAACAAGTCTTTGCAAAATTTCAAAAATTATTAAATGATAGGCTCACTGATTTTGGTAAGTTTAAAAAAGATGATTTTGTTTTTGATAGTAAAGGAAATATTAGCGCAGAAACAATTCCAGAATCTCTTTATGCACTACCAAAAGAAATTGTAAAAGTAAACTCTAAAGGAAAAGAATTTAGAGTAGCTAACCCTGCCTATAAAAAAAGAGAAGCTCTTCATGATTTTATGAAGAATACTTTAAAAGCTACAGATGATGATATTTTAGAACTTGAAAATAACTTGTTAATTGCAAGAGGAAACTTAGATATAAATTCTCTTACTCTAGATAAACAATTTTTACAGCCTTTAATAAAACAAACTAAAGATTTTTTAAAAACAAATATAAGCACAGCGGATGAAAAAGCTGCTAGGGAAATTTTAAAAAATACTGAAGAATTAAGTGAAACTTTTAATAGTCAACTAGGTAAATACATAAATAGAGAATATAAAATATTTAAAAAAGAAAAGAATATTTTTAAGAAACTATTTTCTGATAATGAATTTAGACCAACACAAGAAATACAACAAAAAGCTCAAAGAGTATTTAGGACAGCGATAGCTCAAGCGTGGAAAAATAGTGAACAAACAAGAAGAGCAGCTACAGAAAATGTAAAAAGAAGAGCGGCTGTAAATCAAAAACTTCCTATGGGCAGGAGAGATCCTCTCTATGAAAGAGAAAGAAAAATAGGAATGCAAGAAGCTATTGAAAAAGAAATAGATAGATTAGGTAATGATTATTATAATGGAACTGCTTCAGAGAAAGCGACTCAAGCAGTTGAAGAAATTATTAAGTCTAGAGGTAAATCTTTATTCGAAACTCCTGGAGGGCCTATCGCTGCATTTAAAAAATATATAAAAGAAGATCCCGATGGTCCAAAACTTGATTTAGATGAAAGTATTTTTAAAGAAAGAACTTTAAAGAATCCGGTAATAAGAGAATTATTAGGGGAAATAGAAGACCCTTTTTATAATATAGCCAATACTAATTCCAAACAATCTCAGATTATGTCTCAGTTACAAACTTATAACAAACTTTATGAAAATTCTCTAAAACCAAGTGTTATCCCTGGTTCTGATAGAGTAGTTAAAAGCACAATGTTTTTTGACTCAACAACGGAAGCTAGAGAAGCAGTTAAAAATTTACCAGAATATAAAGATGTCTACCTTGGAGATGATGCTTTTGTAAAAATAACAACAAGTAATGCTGATTTGGTTCCTAGTGCTTTAGATGGAAAATTTACATTTAAGCCTGTTGCAGAAGCAATTACTAATGTAGATGAAATGATTAAAAATAATACATTAAACAGTCTATATAAATGGATGGTTTTGATTCCTAAAAGTATATCTCAACAAGCTAAAACTATTTACTCACCATTCACTCACGTTCGAAACGTATTATCCGCTACTTTATTTACAACTATGAATGGTAATATTTTATTTCAAAATCCTGCACAGACAGCTCGATATTTTAAAAGAGCACTGAAAGATATCACTGGAACAGATCCAGCTTCTCGTGCTCGTCAGTTAAGAAATCAAAGGTTAGGTATTAATGGCACTAACCCTATCGCTGGTGATATTGATGCACTATCAAAAGAAGTGGGAACCGATATCTACACAGGAAATTTTAATGGATTTATGGATAAGTTTTTAAATAGAACTGCTAAACTAGCCGATAAAGCAAGACGAGCTTATCTTGCTGAAGATAACCTATGGAAGAATTATAACTTTGAAGTTGAATTGGATGCTATTAAAAATAACTTTTCTAAACTAGGTATCACTGCTGATAATATTTTTGATCCTAAAAACATGATGCAGTATAGCAAACTACTTGGGAGAAAAGTTACTAGAAATGATCCTATCTTTGATCGTGTTGTTGATATCAGCCCCGATGGAAAATTTTTAACTATGGGAAGTGGTATAAAAATGGAGGGCGATAAATTATTAGAAACTTTCTATGAGAATATGGCAGCACAAATTACAAAACACAACATACCTAACTACGAATATGTGGGAGAATTTATAAAAGGCTTAAGAAGATTACCTCTCGGTACCTTTGTTGCTTTCCCTGCTGAGATTATTAGAACAGGATATAATACCATTCAAAGAGGTTTAAGAGAACTACAAGTTGAAGGATTTAAACAAACAGGAATGAGAAGATTAGCGGGTGTGGCTACCACAGCTGCTGTTGTTCCCGCAGGCTTAGTTGAGTTTGGTAAATCCTTAGCTGATATGACTGATGATGATATGCGAGCACTAAGAACTTTTGTTCCTTCGTGGTCAGAGAACGGTTTGTTAATGCCAGTTAGTAGAGATGAAAAGACAGGTAAAATAAAATATGTTGATCTAAGTTATATCTTTCCTTACGACACTTTAGTTCGTCCTGTTAATACTATTCTTAACGAAGCATCAAAAGGACAGCAAACAGGAGAGAGTTTAAATAAATATTTACTTGATGCAGGTGCTACTAGCTTCTATGAATTATCCAAACCTTTTATCTCTGAATCTATTTTCTTTGAAGCGTTTGCTGATATTGTAGCCAGGAACGGTAGATCAAGAGACGGTCGACAAGTATTTAGACCTGGAGATTCAACAGGAGAAAAAGTTTATAAAGGTGGTATGCATGTTTTAGAAACCTTTATGCCTGGATCTGTTAATCAGATAAACAGATTATTTCAAGCAGGTGCTTTAGGTAATGAAAAGATTCCCGATAAATATGGTAACACTTATAATCTACTAGATGAAGCAGGCGGTATCTTTGGATTCAGAGCAATTGAAGCTGATCCTGTAGAAGCAATGCCATTTATCGTTACCGACTTTAACAAGAAGAACGATAGTGCAAGAGCATCGTTTGTTGGCGATATCTTAAAAGGTGGTCTTGTTTCTCCAGCAGAGATTGTTGAACAATATATCAAATCGGAAAGAGTTAGATTTCAAAACTTTAAGCAGATGCATAACGCATATCAAGATGCTTTACAGTTAGGAGCCAACAAAGGAAAATTATCAAAAGAACTAAATCGTTTAACTAAAAGAGAAAAAATATCAGTCATGAACGGTCGATACTTACCTTATGTTCCTGGTCCAGGAATCAGAGAAGCTTTCAACAGAAACTACCGAGAGTTAAGAGAGGAACTTGGTAGAGATATTGAGAATCCTTTCAATCTTGCATTCAAGGAAATCATGAAGATTAGAAAAAATAACATAGGTATTGACGTTAATTCTGGTGACTTTGATTCTACCTTTATTGTACCAGAGGGCTTTAATATTAAAGAGATTGTTCCCCCATCACCGCCCACGACTACCGGCCCAGTGACCAGTTCGGGAGGCGCAGGAACTGTAGTATCAGGTAGACAAACTCTTGATTCTCAGTTAGCAGCTGATACACTCATTGGAAATGACCCACTACTTCAGGAACTATTTAGACAAAGGAATACATAATGGCACCTCCAGGATTTACTAGCAAAAAAACATCTACATCTGGTGGTCCTCCAGGTACTTCTTCAGGTACTTCTTCAGGGAAATCTCGTGCAGATATTGGTAGAGAGTTAGATAGAGAAATAACTCGTAGAGAATATTTTGATGGTCGAAAAGATGTTTCTGATGATCGTTTAGATAGAAGATTAAAACAAGCACAAGAATTAGCAAAGTTTAAAAGAGAAGAAACAAAACCTGTCTACACTACAAGTGGTAGTATTGTAAAAGGTTTAACTCAAAGAAGAACTCCGGCAAGTATGGATTTAGCTCAAAAACAAATGCAATTAGCTAATAAGTATGGTCCTACCTTTGGTGAGATCATGAGTGATGTTACTTATGCTGGTGGAAAAGTTTTAGGTGCTCTTGGAGAAAGAGCCATGAGTGGTAGTTTAGGAATTCTTGGGGCTCTTAAAGATGTTGCTAATTATGCTCTTGATAAAGCTAACAAAGGCTATGATAAATTAAATTCTGTACAACAAGAAATATTTGAAAACCCTGGTAAGTATCCTTACGCCTCTAACATATCTCAAGTAAAAACAGTTAATAATTCTAGAGAACTAGCATTAGAAGCTGATAGAGATGCTCTAGGTTTGGAGTTAGATGCATTAATTGCACAGAGAGAAGAAGATAGATTTAGATACGAGAATCCAACAGTGGATATGAGGGCTCCAACAAAAGAAGATTTAGAAGCCCTAGATACAACAAATGTTGGTTATGTGGAGTCGGGTCAGTTTAAACAAGATTTACAAAACTCAGGTATTCTATCTGTTGATGATCCATCAACAGGGGAACCTTTGCCTGATAACACAAAAATACCAGGGCAAGAGTCAACTATTGGAGACTTTAAACAAGCATTAGAAAACCAAGGATTTAATGAACTTCAAATTAAATCTGCAGTTAATGAAATTACAAGACAAATTCTTTCTGGAACATACACAGGAGATTTTGAAGTAGACACAGGATCAACGTATCCTAACGCACCGGGGGGTAGAGACGAAGAATTTTATATAGATCCTTTAGATATGTCTCAAGGAATGCAAGCTGGACCTGAGTATGGAGAAAGTTATAGTAGATTCGTTGGAGGATCGGTAATAGATAAATCTCCAAGTTTAGCTGACACTCAATATGGCATGAAGAGTTTAGAATATGATGATATATTAGAGGGCGATTCATCTGGAGGAACAAAGGTCACTGCTTATAATAATCCTGGTAACTTACAGTTTGCAGGTCAACAGGGAGCGATTGAAGGACAAACGTACGGTAATAATTTCGCTGTATTCCCTAATGCGGAAGTGGGGATATCAGCATTAAGAAATGATTTAACTGCTAAAGTAAATAGAAGCAACAAGGTTGATGACATTATTGGTGAGTATGCCCCTAAAGCAGATAACTCAGAATCATTTAATAACTATGTTTCTTTTGTTAAAGATAGAGTAGGAGAAACTGTTGAACCAAATGAAATAGATGAATTAACTCGATCTGTTATTCAATTTGAAAACAAACCAGACATTGCAAATCAATATTTAAATCTATTAGATCAACCTACTTTAGTAGCCGATGCTAGTAAAAGAGATATTAAAACACTACAACCTATTAGAGATATGGGAATAGGTTATGATATGGGAGTAGATATGTTCTCACCAGTGATTAAAGATTTAAAAGAAAAAAACCCAACTTTAACAGACGAAGAAATTAGAGGTATTATTGAAGGAACAATAACACAACCCACTGGAGTTTTCGCTGCGGATGGAGGAATGATTGACAAACAATTAAAAAGTTTGCAAAACGGTTTACAAAATATGTACAATGGTATACCTTCTGTCAGAAGAAGATGAGAATATTTATTACGCATTTAAGAAATATAATAAGATCATACTTATATAGAGCAACAAAAAGAAAGGAAAAAGATCCTCATGAAATACATTGGGGAATAGGTGGAAAATGAACACAATAAAAATTACTGATGAACTGAAGGCTCGGATTCGTGACCATGAAGGTTGTAGGGACGAAGTTTATTTAGATTCGCTAGGCAAAGCCACGATTGCCATAGGACATTTGGTACAACCACACGAAAGAGATCGTTATAAACCAGGTGTTAAAATATCAGCAGATGAGATAGAAGACTTATTTT